AGGATTGAATGACTATTAGAGTCATTAACAAATATATAATATACAACAAAATCACACCCCAATAGAGGTGTACTATTAAATATATATTAGTGTTTTTTTAAAAACATCAATTTTTAACTAGAATGTATTATTCTGTTTCTTCTGGGCTTTGCTCTCTTCACGCTTTCTTCTGCGGAGAGCATCTTGACGTTTCTTTTGGAGTCTTTTGGACTTCTTGAGATGAAACTCCTTTTTCTTTAAATCTTCCATCAATTCCGCCTTCTTTACTTGTTTGACGAATTGTTGGAGTGCTCTATCTAAATCAACCTGTTTATCACCTTTGACTTCAACGTACATACAACCTCCTAGTGTGTGACCATTTTATATGCAACTGCAATCATCCTATCCACTGATTCATTAATAAATGTTTTTTTGTTATCCTCAGACAATTTGTTGTAAACTGTTAATATTAGTTTTGCGTTAAATGCATCTAAATATTGTTCATCTATTTTTTGTGGAATACCTGATGTGGCTATTTCTTTTACAGCCTCTATTTTATTTTCCATGTTTGTGTGAAATCCCCAAGGGCCTACATTAAATATTTCAGGACGAACTTTTCTAAACTTTCTCATAAGTTCTCCTGCTTTTGCGTTTGCTTCGTTTTCTATATCAGATCCATCTTCACCATTTAATTCTTTACCATCTTCGCGTTGTTTATGGTGAACCAATTCATGTGCTAATGTACGAAGTACATCTATAGGATGACGTTGGCCTTTTACCACAACAACTTCATCTGTTGATGGATTATAAGTTCCAAAAGTTAAATGTTGTGCAGAATAATCATCACCCTCAAATTTAATATTCTTGGGTAATGATTTTAATCCTAATTCTTTTACAGTAAATTTAACAAATTCCTTCACTAGTTTCATTTTACTTCACTTAAGAAATCGTAAATGAGTGAATCAATACGAGAATACGGAGTGATAACTTGTGAACTCTTATTTTCATTAATAAAAGCACCGTGAGTACTTGGATTACTGACGATATCAAAACATACTAATGAAAAATCATCTTGTACTTCAACCGTGCCTTCTCCCATCTGACGAACTGACCCCATACCACGGGACGAAACACCAAGTCGAATATTATTTTTAATAAGTTCACGAACAATATTACCTGATGGGGTGGAAAGAATTTCAATATTTCCACGAACATCTCTTCCTTCAAACCAAAGTTCAGTAACATTACAACAGACGTTTTTTAAGTTAACTACTGGACTTTCTGGATGATCTAACTCACCTAATGCGCGACGTTGTACAACAAAGTTTTCTTTATATAATCCAGCTTCACGTTGTAAAACTTCTTGAGGATATATTCTACCATTTTGATTTTTAGTTTCAGCACGTTGAAGAAGAACATTTTTTAACATAAGTGGTTTAGTGACATCTGCCGCTTCTGCTAATAAATGTTTTCCATATTCAATTACATTATATTCAACTAATAAATTTTTCATATTACTTTCCTCTGATGTCCCGTACTTTACCGGCGAGGTGAAGTAACCGTGCTTCCAATTTCAACAATCCTTGTTGTGTTCTACGATATAATGACTCACTGGAAATTCCAGACTCATTTTGTAATCGACTATTCATACGAAGAATTCTATCGACTTCTTCAAGATTTTTATTGACTTCCGATATTGCTTTTGCAATCTTTTTGGTTGGAGATGCACTTTCATCTTTCTTATATTCATGATATCTCATTTTTGCTTCTGCTAAACTTTCAAGTTTATCTGCTGGACGGTTTAAGTCTTGTTGACCGCGAGGAGTAAGTTTCATACCGAGTTGGGTTGCGATACCCTTCTTACGTGCTTTATTTTTAGCAATATTTCCCTGAAATGCCATGGGGATGTTATATCCTGCAACATCACCCGTAGTAGTCATTTCATTTAATTCTTCTTCAAGAATTTCTCGTACTATTTTTTTGAGTAAGTTATCATTAATCATAGTTCCTTTAACTCCTTTACAATTTCATATCCTATGAGCATTGCGGTCATATGATTTTCTTTAATAATTTGAGCGGTTTTGATTCTTTCTAACTGAGCAATTACTTCTGATAGTTTAATTCTTACCACTTTGTCTTTTACTTTTTTAGACAGACCTAACAATTCCTTGGCCAATCTGTGGCTTTCGGTTTGTGTATATGTCTTCAACTTTGAAGTATTAGAAATGTTATAGATATATTCTTGAAGAAGTTTCTTTTGAACTTCATCTAATCCCTTATATTTTTCATTAAAACGTTCAATTAAAATCTTATATGCTAAGAATCGAATGTCATCTTCTTGACTACGAATCACTTTAGCTAATTCAGTACTCTCTTTAATTACTTTATTTGACATTTTCCCAGATAAATGTTCTACAATGGTAAATTGACTATTTGCCAATTCTTCTATTGTTGTAGTGTCATTTATACCATTTATCGCTGCATCAAAATTCTTGTAGATAGAAGCGTAAATCTTGTATGATGGGATACGAGCTGCGAAGAATTCTTTTAAATCAAAATTGTTTTTAATTTCTTTAATTAAAAGATATTTTTGAGTATTTAATTCATTTTGATCAAGATTCTTACGTTGTTCGGTGACCAATCGTAATAATTGAAACGCCTTTTGTTCTGATAGATTTTGGACATTGAAGAATGCACGATATAGCATTAACTCTTTTCCCAATTCCTTTTTGGAATTAAAGAATTCTCTCATTAGTTTTACAGCAACACCGTCCTTCTTATTTTCCAATACATCGGACGTAATTTGTCGTGCTAGAAGTTCAAATAGAAGTCCAGTGTTACGTAGCTTATTGTGCTTAATGCTTGGTTTCATATAAAATATCCGCCAAAGTGAATAAAATACCACTCATATATTAAATAGTATGTAATTTTTTAGTCCGTTAGTTTTGTGTCAATATCTAAGATATTTTCTTCGCTTAATATACTGGATGTTTTAGTGGTAGTTTGTGACTTTAGTTGTTTAATAAGATTACTTATTTCAGTATTTTCAAGAGAAAGTGGTGACTTTCTTGTTGGTTTACGTCTTTGAATACGTCCTTTTAATGCATCCATGTTTTCTTTATGTCCTAATGGATCTCTGCCACGCGGATGACTGTCTTGCCCAAATGACATTCCCTTACGTGGACGACCCATTTTAGCTTCTTCTAGTTCTTCGTCCGAAACATCAATTTCATCTTCTGGTTCGGCACCCATAGTATCTAGTGTCGCTAAAACCTTATCTATCGAATCTAAAGGTTCTTTTTGTTGTGAATCCGCGGCTCCTTCTGGCGGAGCTTCTCCTTCTGGTGGTGCTGCCTCTGGTTCAGGAGTTGGTGCGCCTGGTTGCCCCTCTGGTTGTGGTGGTTGTGATGCTTGTTGTGCTTTTGCATCTACCGTTGCAACCCATTCTACATCTTTAGCCACCATCACCTGTTCTTCTCTCGCATTTTCTTGAGAAATATTAAGAACATTATGGTAAATCCACGAACGTGACATAAATTTACTATCTGCAACGTCCTTTGCTAATTGAACCTTTTCTTTCCATAGATTTAATTTTTCTTGTTCGAAAATAACTGATGGACTTGACATCTCTAATTCAAAATCTATAAGATCTTCATCTGTGTATCCTTGGACATATAAATGAATGATTGCAATCTTGGTAAGTTCAGATACCATAATACGTTGAATACGTTCAATGGTACGTGCGAAACGAACATCTTGTGCTGCCAAGGTTGCTTTCCCACTAATGTCTTCTTCATATCCTAAAAAGGCTTTGGGTACTTTAAACGCGGCCATTAACTTATTACGGAGATATTCAATATCTTCTATGGCATTAAACTGTAATCCTGGTAGGTTTTGAATATCTGTACCAGAATCTTTTCCACGTACTGGAAGATAAAAATCCTCGGTGATGTTCATCATATTGTATCGAAGATTGTAATCACCAGTCTTTGGGTCAACCAACGGTGTCTTTTTCATACGGTCAATGATACGTTGCATATGCGTATCAATTTCTGCAGGTGGGATATTTCCAATATCCACCAAAACTTTACGTTTGTCAGGTGCACGCATGATACGATGAATTAACATCGCGTCTTCCATCAATTGAAGTTGCTTCCAGATACGACGACCACCTTCAATCATTGCCTTACCATATGGAAGGAAATTGGTGTCCGAAAGGAGACGGAAGTGCGCCACTTCATAATTTTCAAGTTCTTTCTTACCTAATGCTAAAAAGTCATTTTCAACTTTAAACTTTACTGAGAAAGGATTGTTTGGGTCTGCACCTTCAATACGAATAGTTTCATAAACAGAGAGTGGAATTACATTTACTACACCATACTCTGGGTCGATGTCTAGGAATAAAAAGAAATCTCCATACTTAGCCATGTTTCTGACCCATGGCCAGAGATTGAATTCAACATTCAATATATCATAAAATAAGTTATGGAGAATATCTTGGATATGTTCGTTTTTTGAGCGGATACTTAGTACTTGACCAAATTCATCTTTAACTGTTGATTCGTCTGAGTAAATATCTAACACAGATGATATGATAGGATCGTTATCCATCATATCATAATCACGGAACAGTTGTAATCGTGATCCTTGGAATGCTGCTGCGGATTCATATCGTCCGTGAGCAGACCCATATCCACCTGTCATGGACGAATAAACACGATGATACCGATCAATACCCCGTCTGTTGATAAACGATTGAATATTGTCGGTATCTGCGACTCTTAACTTCTTTCCACCTACATTTCGGACAACTGTGTTTGTTGAGAACAGTTTCCGTAGGCGACCAAATATACTAGTATCTGCCATAACCCCTCACTTAAATGAGTACGGTGTCAAGTGCTGTCGCTAATGGCCAGCAATCAACATCTTTATTATCTTCTGCAATATCTTCTGCGATTAATTTAAATTCCGCTACTTTACCTTTTAGTACAACTTCTAGTAATGCCCATTGATCTGCAT